TCGGTGCATGTGTCTGACAACCATTTTAACGTCAATTCAATCATTTCACTTTGCCAGTGGTTGCGGCGCGAGTTAATCATTTCGTTAAATTGCATATTGTCTTTATCGCCCGCAAGAACGCCTGTGATTTGACCAATTAAAACTGCAACAGGTATTTGAACGCTAGCGCAGTATTCCCACAGCGCATTCATTAGCACATCTTTGTAATTGCTTGGTAGCGGCTTGTTGATCCTGTCAACATCCCAGTTACCAACTACTGCAGCTTTATGCAACCCTTCGCTTAGCTCATCGAATCGTTTGGTTATATCGTTCTTTTCGTCAGGTGATAATGCTTTTTGGGTATTTTGCAATCTCGCAATATAGTTGTCTTTAACTGCTTGCCAAAAACCCTCCGCGCCTGATGCATTTATTTTCTCAAGGTTTAACAAAGCGTTAAACCCCTGTAAGTTAGAAGGTCTACCATGAATAGTGTCATCGTCTGCGCCTTCTGCAAATATAATTACTCGGCTAGCGTGCACGGTAAACGACCTGTCTATTTTAGATGTGCCAGCTTCTGTTTTGTCATTGCTGTTATGCTCATTGAAATTATAAGAGCTTGGGTTAGGGTAATTAATATCTGTTACCGGGTAATAGCTTGATGGTTTTAGCTGGTCCTGGTTTACAGGTATAAATCTAACAATATTTTCGGTTGTGATGTTTTCAAGTGGCTTTGACCATGTGCGCTGATCGTTATCATCTGATTGAACTTGAACAATGAAAGCAGAATATTCACCAATTCTATTGCGCCAATCCGCGCCTTTAATACGTTTGAACAGCTTAAATTTTTTAAATAGCTTTTGCGTTTGGCTATCCCAATCGCTTTTATCGTCAGCGTCATCACTATCAGATATAACCGGATATTCAGCCCATCCGTAATCTACTGGCATCATCACGCCAGCGTAGGCAAAACCGTTACGACTAAACATGTTATAAAGATTGGTAAAGCTAACTTCCGTTGGGTAGCCTACTTCTTTCCACATATTGGCGTGGTATGTGTTAGCGGTTTTACTTTCGTGGTAAGCCCGACCTACTGCGTCATTTAGCGCATTAGTTACAACTGACGTTGCAATGTTATTTGCTATTTGATTGCTTCTTGCTAGTGCTCTTACTAATTTGTTTGGCTTTGTCATGTCGATAGCTTTAAATTTAATACTGATTTGATTTTAAAGCATGTTGGGTTTTTATACAAAAAAACCGCAATTAAGCGGTTTTGATGTTTTCAAATTTATTCCCCTGTCTGTTTTGATTTGATAATAGCTAAGCAAATTGCCTTGTTTGGGCTAATATCTTCGGTGTGCTCACCCTCACCCCAATACGTTCTTTCTGTTATGTGCTCTTTATCCGCATCATTATTAGAGTGATAGTTCCAGCCAATCAGATCGTAATGTTCATACTCGCGGGTAATCTCATATTTGATCATTAATTTAAAACATAAAGCATCGTCCTGTAGTGGGTTGTAATTATAATGCGCCACAGGCTCTTTGTAAGAAAATCCCTCACCCAAACAAAACCAAGCGGTCAATGACTTAACCCCGTCTAACTCAACAATCCCAGCTTTATTAGCCCCTTCAATCAGGGCTATTTTCTGGCAAATTTCCAAGTCAGATAGCTTTTTTAACTCTTTATCAGCCATATCGATTTATTCCCTAGTCATTCGTGTTTGGCATTACAGCTTTATCAAAAGTTGCACCTGCCAAATTAGATACAGTTTCGTTAAAGCCATCGACTTTTAAGTTAGTGCCATCAACACTATAAACGGGATAAAAAACATCACCCTCACTATCTAATGACATCCAGTACCATGTATTATCTTCTAGCTTTTCAGACATTATTTATTCCCTAGTTGTATTTGTGTAATAAATAAAAACACTCCCGAAATGACTGTGTTATGCGTCTAAGTGTTCAAAGTTGCGGTTTGGGTGGTCAATGAAAGCGGCTATTGCTTCACCTAATTTTATCAAGCAATCGTGTTGATTTTTATCTAACTGCATAACACACTCTTTTTCAATGTGCGTTTTACTAAGTACATTGCACAAAGCCCAAGCTGTATCTCCATCAAGTTCGATTTTTAATGTACCAACCTTAATATTTGATTCTGTTTTTTCAATAGCGCCTTGCATTTCATCACACTTAATTGCGTTATTGCCTAACCTTTTCATTTTTAAACCCTCTCAAAATTTCAATTAAAACGCTTAACAACTTCTAAAAATGTTATCTAAGTTACGTGTTAAATCTTCTTCTGACGCACTAAGTATTTTCTTAAGCAAGCTAATATTAGAAAAGCCAGCCATTTTTACTATTTGCGCGTCTGTCATTGTGCTATTAGCGTTAACCATTCTGATACCAGAATTACGGAACGTCTTAACTGTAGCGCCCCTAATACTAGTATTAGCTATAAATGAATTAAGCTTTTTATTCATGCTTACAGGGTGCGTTGCAGCTTCACTAGCCTTTCGTTTGGTTAGCTCATAAGGTGCGAACTTATCGCTAATAAACAATCGCGCTTTAGGGTCGCGCCCCATGTAAGCCAGTTTACCGCTTTCGTACAGCCCGTTATCAACCCACCATTGGATCATTCGCTTAAGCACCCGTGCAACAACATCGATAACGATTATTGGGCGCTCATTGCCATCTATAGCAACGTAATCAGGTAGCATAAATTCGGGCTTAATATCGCCATTTGGCAACATAACCGTGTCTAGCTCTAGTAAAGTCAACTCATACGGCTTTAAAAAAAGAAACGTTGCAGCGAACAACAAAGCCCGATTTCTGTAAGCAAAAGGCGGCTGCTCGTTAGCCCTGATGATTTGCTCAAACTCACTAAAATTAAAGTACTTCTCTACTGGCAAAACTGTGTAATCTTCATCAAATGTATTACTACAGTAATACAATTGTAGCGTATATGAAAGTAAAAACAGCTAGAAGCACTGATTTATTTAGCAATAAGGGAAAGTTGATAAACTAACCCTTCAACTTAGGATTAATATAAACCCTATCATCATGCACGGCGCAATAATTCATTAACTCAAGCGCTGGCAAAACCTCATTGCGTATTTTTTTTGTAGGACTGCCAACACCTTTAAACGCCTTAAGGTTTTTAACTTCTCTTACTAATGCTGGTATTTTTATAACTGCTCCTTGTTTCTTCTTCTCGAATACGCGCTTTATCTCTTCAATTTCGGTATTTTTGCCAACGTAACCAAGTGCATCACAAGCTTTAATATAGCCTTTTGATAGCTCTTCAAACAATCCGATAGCCGAAAACAAATGATGTTCTTCCAGTGTTGTTGACCGATTGCCACCCTCTTTCCAATTGTCAATAACATGCAATATTGTTGCTATTTTCAATATGTGCTTATCTAACTTTCCGATAAAGCCTTTTAACATTGGATGTGCGTACTTCCCGTTAGGTCCTAAATCAGGCTCTATGCTGTTTCGGTATCCGTTTAATGAGTCCATTATCGATTTTGTGAATTTAATAGTTACACTGCATTCGTTTACGATGTTTTTAATCAGCTTTTCGTATTGATCCGACAAATCTCTGTCTTTTGGAATGTAATTATTAAAGTCCCTGGTGCCCATTTTTGATGATTCCTTAAGAATCAAAACACGCTCTGATATACCCAGGCCTTCAAGTCCTTTTCGTAATAGCGAGTCTATTGATTCATCTTGTGCGATAACCGCCATTGAAGCGCGCACATTCATAAATATCGGATCGCTTCCAGCTCGAACTATACTTACTGTTTCATCATCCCACCCAGACAAAAACATACTGTTATTGTTCTTTTTACCATCCCCGTATGTATTACCAAGGATAATATTAATCGCATCCGATTCAGCGCTAACAATATTAAACATACCACCTTGAGCAGCGGCGCTATCGCGTATTCCCTCGTTTGTACCATCAGTTACAAACGGCTGATAAACAGGACATTCGGTTAATTCTTTTTCAAGCTTTAAAATATCGCCTTCAATCTGGTCAATTCCTGCGTCTGGTGTTTTGTCTATTGTTCCTTGAAGTTTTTTAATTTCCCTCTTAAGCCTGGACCGCTTTATTTTATTTCTGTCGTTAATGTCAATGTATGCACTTACAATCGCATTAGTGTAGCTGCTATTTATTGATGACTTGCCACTTGATGGAGGCTGTGCTGTTATTACGTATAAATTAGCCGTTTTTTTAATACCGTAGTAATCAAACTTAAACGCTTTAGTCATTGCGCTAGCAATTGCGCCCATTCCATGCAAAAAACCTGTAGCCTCTGGGAACTTTATCGACTGACATATACTTCGATTGAAATCTGCTAACAAGCAACCTTGTCTACTACTGCAAAGTTCGCTAAATCCATCCTCACCATCGACATCTGACAGGTTGATATCATTCCACAATATCGGATTGCTTACATTTTGTATGCCAGATGAAAGCGCCACGCTTATCGGTGTCATGCCAAGCTCATTAGCCTGATCTATTATCTGCTGAACTGATTTAGTCATAGTTATTCAGCCATGCTATATAGCGTAATTTTCTCTTTTTTCATCCCAATACTGGCAAGCATATTATCAGTAGGCTCTAGCCTTCCATGCAATACAAACGAAACTGTAGTTTCGCTGTCACCCACTGATTTCGCGTAAGCTTTTTGCGATGCATGATCTTTCTCGATGTGAGCTTTAAGCTTTTCTATTACTTCTTCTTTGTTGTGTTTGTACATTTTATTCCCTTGTTATATATATTTACAATGTACTAAACAATAAATCATAATTAACACAAAGACAAGTGCAAATTTAAAATTATTTTTTATTGCTAATTCGCTATTGCTTTCACGTCTGTAAAAGAGTACGTTTAAATTCCTTCCGCAAGAAATACCAAATAATCACTTCAAAAGGTCATCAAGGTAATGACAGGGTAATGCCGTCTTACCCTCTACAGGCTATGCCATATCTACGTTTCAGCCAAAAAGGTAAGAATGTAAGGCATACATACCCATATACATAAATCTATAAAAAAATAAGAAAAATAAAATATAGTATGTATATATATTACTTTATTACCTTTTATTATTATTCTCTTATTTTATAAGGCTTACAGAGGGTAATATCATCTTACCCTTGCCTTACCCTCCTTACCCTGTTGTGTAAAATTTATTTTATTCTTGTTTTTACTGGTCAATATGTTAATCTTTATTCATTGACTGGCCATTACCGAACGTTCCGTAATTCTGCGGGGTAATGGCTGGTTTAATCTCTGTGTAATGTCAGTCTGGTAGACGGCCTTGTTTGGAACGAGAAGGACGTTGGTTCAAATCCAGCCACAGAGACCAAATAGGTTTGTTAGCTCAGCTGGATAGAGCAATTGCCTTCTAAGCAATAGGTCAATGGTTCGAGTCCATTACAAACCGCCAGTTTTAATTAATTACACAGAGGTTATTAGATGCCAGGTGGTAGACCGACAACTTACACAGAAGAAATGCTAAACAAAGCCAAGGAGTATATAAATTCCTATAGCGAACTTGGTGATGTTGTTCCTAGCGTTGTTGGAATGTGCAGGCATATAAACCGTTCAAAAACCGTTGTTTATGACTGGTGCAAGGAAGAGGGAAAGGAAGAGTTTGCGGACATCGTAAAGCAAATATCTGAAATTCAAGAGAGTGATTTGATTAACGGCGGTCTTTCTGGTGTCCATAATCCACAAATTGGAAAAATGATGCTTGCCAAACATGGTTACAGCGATAGAGTTGAGCAATCTCATACCTCACCCGATGGAAGCATGACCCCACAGCATCCAACTTATACGATCGTGAAAGATGGCGGCGATTGAGAAACCAATAGAAATATTTCCTGCCTTTGCAGACTATCTACAGCCGGCTAGGTTTAAGGTTTAGGAGACGAGTATCAAGGTGATATTACCCGTGAACATTTAAGACGTCATACGCCGTATAATACCTATCGAATTAAAGGTTTGCCCCCGACTCCAATTGCCATGCCAGGAGCTGCAGCTATTGAAGCGGCGATTTACCCAGCTACGACAAACTATTATTATTTTGTTGCCAGCGGTGAGGGCGGTCATGTATTTTCGGAAACGCTGAAAGCCCATAATTTGGCTGTAAAAGCTTATTTAAAGAAAACTAGGACAAAGTAAACATGAAAAGTCAGTTTATTGTAATCGAAGGCCTTGAAGGCGCAGGAAAGTCTACCGCTACTAAAGCCATTAAAGATTGGTTAGCAAAGCGCGACATTAGCTATACCACAACACGTGAGCCTGGTGGAACACCATTGGCAGAATCATTACGTACTTTGGTAAAACAAGTTCATGAAGAAACGGTTACAGCGGAAGCCGAGCTTTTGATCATGTATGCAAGTCGTGTACAACTCATCGAGAATGTTATCAAACCTAATTTATCACAAGGTAATTGGGTTATTGGCGATAGACATGACTTATCATCTAGAGCGTATCAAGGCGGTGGCCGTGGTATTGCAGATGAGCTAATTGAGCCTATTCGAACCGCAGTATTAAAAGATTTTAAACCTGATTTAACTTTGTACTTAGATATTGATCCTAAAGTTGGCTTAGCGCGCGCGAGTGCTCGTGGTGAGCTAGACCGCATCGAGCTTGAACAGTTATCGTTTTTTGAACGTACAAGAGAAAAGTATCAAGCGATTGCCGCGCAGGATGAGTCTATTATCACTATAGATGCAGAGCAATCGATAGATGAAGTCTACAATAACATCACCAACGTTTTAGACAGTTATTATCAAGGTCAATAGTGAGCATGACCCCACAGCATCCAACTTATACGATCGTGAAAGATGGCGGCGATTGAGAAACCAATAGAAATATTTCCTGCCTTTGCAGACTATCTACAGCCGGCTAGGTTTAAGGTTGCCTACGGTGGACGAGGGAGCGCAAAGACAAGAACTTTTGTTACCCTTCTTGTAGACAACGTTTTATATTACAAATGGCGAGTTGTTTGCTTTCGCGAAATAATGAAATCAATCGATGATTCGGTTTATCAAGAGATTGTCGATGAGATCGAAAGGCGAAACTTAACAAAATACTTTAACGTTCTGCAAACTCAAATTCAGTGCTCATCTGGGGGCGTTTTTAAGTTTGACGGTCTTTATCGTAATCAGCAAAAAATAAAAGGTTACTCTGGTTTTGATTGCGCTTTTGTCGAAGAGGCGGCAAACGTAACTTCCGACAGCTGGAAGATGTTGATACCAACCTTACGTAAATCAAATTCTGAAATATGGGTTTGTTTCAATCCTGAGTCCCCATTGGATGACACATATACAAGGTTTGTTAGCCAACGCGTTTATCCAGATTACAAAGACGGTGTTAGATACTGCATATCAAAAAAAATAAACTATACAGACAATCCAAAATTCCCTAAAGAGCTTCAAGATGACATGGAGCTTATGCGAGAAAGTGATTATGAGCTTTACCAGCATGTTTACGAAGGTGAGCCAGTTGCAAATTCGTCACTGGCTATTATCCCTCCTGCTTGGGTCGCTGCATCGATTGATATTCATTTGTTTTTGGGTATTGATGATAGCGGTGATTGCCGCATGGGCTTTGATGTCAGTGATGAAGGTGACGATGCAAACGCTACGACAATCAAAAAAGGATGCATTGTAAAGCACATTAAGGAATGGAAGGATAACGACCCCAACAGCGCTGCTGATCAGGCTTTTGACGATGCTCTTTTACACGGTGTTAGCAATATAGTTTTTGATAGTATTGGTGTTGGGGCCGGGGCTAAGGGCGAGCTTAGGAGTCGCGTTGCAGGCGTTGAATATAAATCCAAAGTGCCACCAGAAATAATAGGTTTTAACGCTGCTGACGCAGTTGATGATCCTGATGACGAGTACCAGCCAGGAAAAACAAACAAGGATATGTTTGCAAATTTAAAAGCTCAATACTGGTGGAGGCTTAGGGATCAGTTTTACAACTCATATAAAGCAAGACAAGGAAAAGATTTTGATATTGATAACATAATCAGCCTAGACTCATCTTCAATAGAATCTAAATTATTAGACAAGTTGAAAGGAGAATTATCACAACCAAGAAGGGAATATTTGAGCGGTAAGGTTAGAGTTGAGCCAAAAGATAAAATGAAAAAGCGCGGTGTTAAATCACCTAATCTTGCAGACAGTCTAGTTATGATTGATTACTGCGGTTCGCAAATAGACACATCAATACATTTTTAAAACGTCAAAAGTTAGTTTATACTGTCAAAAAATTATCTTATTGAGTTTGATTAATGACATACGTTCCACCAGTCCCAGATTCAAGTATCCCTGTTTTAGAGCAATCAGCTGCTAACATTGATGAGTTCGCAACGGGCGTTAGTGATACCTATACAGATCGTGGCGGCATTGTTCACAAAACTGTTGAAGGTGTTATCAAAGGCGCAGAGCAAGACATAGCAAGCGCTACAGCCGGACTGATTAGTGATGCTAATGCAAAAATTGAAGCTGCAATAATAAATGCTGGTTATGTTGTTCAGGGTACTTTCACTACCGGCGCAACATTAACCGAAGCCAATGATGTAATTCAATGGACTACTGGAGGTGGCGGATCTGGTGAGTATTATCGATGGGGCGGATCCCTTCCTAAAGCTGTTCCTACATTGTCAAACCCAAATACTACCGGTGGGTTTGGCCCGGAAGCATGGATACTTGCTGTTAGCTCGGAAGGATTGACCCCAAAAGTAATAAATCTTAACACTTTATCGGAAGCTCAAGTTGAGACATCTTTAGTTATTGGTGACTCTATTAATTTAAAAGAGCGATCAACAGGTAATGGTGGGGGTGCTTTATGGGATGCAGTTGATGATGCTGTTTACCCTTCTAATGGTTTCGATATAGTCAGCAGTGCTATTGCTGGTATAAATCTTAAATTACGTGTCAATGATGCCGTTTACTCAACAAGCCTCGGTATAACAACAAGCATTGTAGCTGGCGCTGTATTTGAGAGAGGTGTGGAGCTTGCTAGGTCTTTAAGAGTCCCTTTTGTATTGGATAAAGATTTAACCATTGCAGATAAAACTCCATCCTTAACCCTTGAGCAAGGCGATCCTATTGTCATTAAAGGATTAGATGATTCCCTAGTAACAATTACAACAAATCAAGCTACAGGCATAAGCATTGCGAGTGCTGATCCTGCTGTTCGTGGTTGGTTTGAAAAAGTCTTGTTAGAAAACTTTAGAATAGATGGTAATGGTATCACCACTGATACTGGTATAAGTGTTTATGGTGCGGCCTACGCTAATACACAGATACGCAATATTAGAACGCGAGGTTTTAATATTAACCATCTAGATATTAATCAGTGCTGGGCTATTGAAGTTATTAATAGTCAAATTGGATTTGGTACAAACTCACGTACAACCTCTGGCAGTATTGGTATAAACGTTACGAATGCCAATGCGTTTATTTTGCGTGACTCAATTATCAGCTCAATAGGTCTTGATTTTGACGGAACAGGTATAAAATGCACATCAGCAGAATCAGTATCAATCAATGATAATACCATTGAAAACATGCAGACTTATATCGATATTACATCAGGCAGTGGATCCGTTTCTATCGGCTCTGGTGGAACCAACTATTTTGAGAATAGCACCACTGTTCAAGGCCTTATCGACGTAACACAAGCGCCGATTAAGCTAGGTAGCGCTGGTAAGTTATATAACGCTGATGTATCAAACAACTGGTTTCTTGTTGCCAACAATGCAATTAATGTGGACTTCATTAATGTATCTAAAGGCCGCTTTAGCCAGAACACTCACAATCCTAACTTTGCCAATGATGGCTATTGGAAAGCGGGACCAAACTCAACTGATATTATTGTTGAAAATAACAAGCGAATTTTTCTGCCTATCGATGGCGTTAGTGGGGTTACGTCAACCGATGTATTAAACACGTTGAATGCAGCCAATGAATTAGATAAAGATTCGTTATTTTATGCAGCCGATCAGTTTATTGTTGATACAACAGAGCCCAACACTCCAACAGCAGGCACAAAAAACGGTGCAACAACTTGGGACTTTGCCGCCGGTCAAGACGCAGAAGTAACAACGTTTATAATGCCTCCTCAAAACTGGGGAAAATGCAGAGTTAAGACTTATGGAGTGTATTCAATTGATTCTACTAGTACTGATGATATTGTGTTTTTTGCTATCCCTACAGTGATACAAGCGGACGGAACAGAAGTAAATCCAAGCACTATAAGCTTTGTTAAAGACTTATCTACAGTCGTAGCGGCTGATGCACCTTTCCCTAATACGTTTGCAAACAACTGGATAGTGCAGAGACAAACTCGAGAAGAGGGTGTTAAGCTTCGCTTCAAACGCTCAGGAACCAATGTGTCTGATACGTTTGCTGGTGTTGTAACATTTTATGGAATGGTTATAGAAAGAGCTCCTAATATTGTGTAAGTCATATTTATTTAATATGACTGTTACAAAGAAAGATGCGCAATTAGTTTCTAATAATATTTAACAGGTTTTTCTTATGAAAACAAATAAGATAATTGAAAAGGAAGGTAGGTTTTACGTTACAGGTAAAGACGGAAAAGGGAACCTTGGCAAAAAAGACGGATACGCAACAAAGGAAGAAGCCGAAAAGCGATTGCGTGAAATCGAGTTTTTTAAAACTCAAGGTAATCGAGTTAATGTTCAGCTTTGCACTAATGTTGATAAATCTCAAATTGAAGAAACAACAGATTCGTTTTTGATACGCAAAATACCAATGATGGTTGATGATGCTATTATGAACGGTCTTAAGTATCGAAAAAATGATAATGCACAAGGCCTGAAAACATTTGTCAATAAGCAAGTTACACTTGGTCATCCAATGGAAAATAACGCATACGTTAGCGCTTCTCATGGGCCAGCTATGATGAATTATTTCTCAGGTGGGTATATTAGCAATACTTACAATATTAATGGTGTTAACTACGCTGATATAGAGATTAAAAAACGCACGCTTAAAGCTCAAGATGCTGATGATGGATTTTTCTATAACCAGTTAGAAACAAAGCAGCCTATCGGCGTTTCAACAGGTCTTTATCTTGAGACTGAAATTGCAAATGAAACGGATGATTTTGACGGGTATGCGGTTAATCAAGTCGGCGATCACTTAGCTATGCTTCACAGCTCAGAGCCTCCTGCTGGCGGCGATGCTACATTTATGAGATTTAATAGCGAAGACAGCACAACTGCTGATATAGTTGTCAATGTAGATGAAATTATAAAGCTTAAGCAGTCGGCTAACGAAAAACGCTCCATGTTAGAGTCTGCTATTTACGATTTCTATAAAACATCAATGGGAACCAAAGAATATTACGTTTGGGTTCGTGATTTTGATGATGACAGCGTTATATTCTCATTTGATGACAAGATGAATATTGCAAGTTACATGATTGATGCAATAGGTAACGTATCTTTATCAGATATTTCGGAAGTAAAAGAAAAATCAGTTTTTGAGAAAGTAAAGTCAACGTTCTTGGGTGCTGTCAATAAAATATTTGACGGTCAAAATAATGACAGTCATAATGAACAAGAAGATTTCTTAAACAACAATGAGGACACGTCCATGCGACAAGCCTACATTGACGCACTAACCAAAGCAGGCATTGAGGTTAATAAAGATGCTAGCGATGCGGATGTGTTGTCACAATATCAAGATCTTTCGGCTAACAAGCTAAAAGGTATGATTAACGAAGCTATGCAGCCGTTTACCGAAAAGCTAGATGTTATCGGTAATAAACTTCAGGCAAACGAAGACGCCGCTAAAGCTGATTTGATTGCTAAAGCGATTGCATTCGGCATTAACGAAGATGATGCTAAAGAAATGTCTATTAATGCACTTCAAGCAATTGCTGATAAATCTGGCAACCAAATGCAAACCAACGGTGTTAGCAATCAGTATCAACCAAATAACCAGCAAGACGGCTACACAGCTGAAATGCCTAAATAAGGAGGCTGAGACATGGCTACAAAAGGTAAACGCTCAATCTTCCAAGATTGTCATTGCTTAAAGGCTCAAGAAGCTAACGCGCTTGAAGCTGATATTCTTCCTGGTATGCTACTTGCTCGCGGCGCTACTGGATTCAGCAAAAACACAGCGGCAGCAACAGTTACAATTACTCAACCTTTGTTTGCTGATTACGACCAGTTAGCAGCTGGCACTGTTGATGAAGTTTGGACGCAAAACGAAAACATGGTCGCACGAGTGCCGCAAACTGACGATTATGTTAATGTTCGCGTTGAAGCAGGCAACAACATTCTATCGATCGGCACTCCATTATCCGCAGGCACAGCTGCAGGTTATTTAAAAATCGCTGTAACTGGCGACAAAGTGCTGGCTTATGCTAACGAAATTATTAACGTAACAGCTAACGCTTTAGTTAGCGCGAGAGGTGCTTAATTATGTTTTATGTAAACCAAGCTAATTTAGCGGCTTACCCAAGTAACGCGCTAGCAATGAATGTTCAATGGTCGAATATTCAGCGTGAGCGACAAGCGATTCAGGGTGATATTGCTAAAGTAAATGATATGTTCGCAAACGTATCGCAAATGCAAGCCCAATTCGCTGCAAACGATGGTCGAAAGCCATTTGATTTATTCCGCGAGTTTGACAATCAAGTTGTGCAAGAGTATCAGCTTGATGAAGGTGCTTTTTTACTTAACCGTTTAATGCCTTTGGCTCGTTCAGTTGATATTGGCCGCACTATCTTTGAATATGCTCGTGCATCAGACGTTGGCAAGTTCCAAACATCAATGACAGGTGAGCATGGTATTGTATTTGACAATCCAGACTACGACACCGACAAAACGTTAATTCCATTTCATGATAATGGATTTAAGCGTAACTGGCGCGAATATGAGCAATTAACACTTGAAGGCTTCCAAGATATTATGGTTGGTCAGCAGCAGTCTTTACGTACTCACATTCAAGGTCAAACATCTTATGTGCTTGATGGCACAAGCTTAGTTGTTGACGGTGTTGGTTGGAATGGTTTCCGCAATGACACTCGCGTTGAGCAAGTTGACTTATCATCAGATCCGCGCGTTACGTTTGATTTTACTGACACAGCCCAAAGCGGTGAAAACATTCGCAAGGCATTTAAAGCGTTTGTTGATATCATTCGCTTAGAAAACAAAGTATCCGTTCCTGTAACTTACTTTGTGTCTAACAAAATTTTATCTAACTTTGAAAACTACTTCGGCTTAAATGGTGCTAACGATATTCAAACTACTAATACTAGCTTGAAGTCAATCACTGGCGTGGCTGATATTGTTGGTACAAGTGCGTTAACAGGTAATCAAATCTTAGGTATTCCACTTAACAAAAACTTTGTTGAGCCTGTTGTGGCATTACCAACATCAACGCGAATGCTTAACCGTCAAGATATACGTGACCCTTACTGCTGGGCTATCGAATCAGCATTTGGTATTATGGTTAAAAATGACTTCGAAGGTCAAAACAAAGGGGCTATTTATGGCGCAAGTTAATAAGTATACTGTTGTTCTTGGTTCGTGCTCATTTGGTAAGCTTGGCGATATTGTTTTAGCTAAAGATTTGCCAAAAGGCGCGTTTAAAGTTGACGAAGACAACAAGCCAACGAACGAGCTAACAGATCGAGCAGCGTTAATGCTTAAGCCTTATATTGCTCCTGCCAACGCTGGCGATAATGACGCTTTAGAAGCTGAAAACGCAGAGCTTAAAAAGAAAATCGCAGCGCTGACTAAAGAAAACAAAACTTTAGTTGCAAACGCTGGCGATAATGCAAAATAAAGCTAAAATTAATTCGAGCATATAAATTAACCAGCCGGTAACGGCCTTAGTTTTTTAATTGTTGCTTAGTTAATAAAACATAACAAAAACCCGCTAACTAGGCGGGTTTTTTATTTCTACTTTGCTCTATCAATCCATATCTTTCTTTGTCTATCCGTTAGCGTTGTGTAAAACTCAAGACATAAACCACCTTGTATTTTGGTAACTGATCCTCCGTTTTTAATAAAATCATCGACCTGTTTTAATCTTTCATCATGCATTTTGTTTTTAGCAGCCTTTCCACTGCTTAGTGTTGCGCTTGTTTCCATTTAATCACCCTCGCGGTTAACCTCTTTTAAATCATTAATAACCCATTTAGCGTCAGATACTGAACCACCGTGAGCTGTTAACTCATGCGTTACTAATTCTTTAATTGCGCCATTCAACGCCCATGCAATACCGAGGCGAAATGCGTCTGATAACATACTTGGCTTTCCTACTGGTAAATAGTGCGCTTCGAGTCCTGACCGTTCTAACTCGGTTAATGGCTTTCTGTGCATTGTCATAACTTACAACTCCCAATTGTCTAATATACCTGTCACCGTGACCAAGTTGTCACCTTTGAACATGCTTTCAGGGATTTTACTTGATTTAACATCATACCCGTCTGGTATAGCTGCTAATTGCTCGTCAGTTAGCACCATAAGGTGATTCATGCGGATTTTCTGAACACTGGTGGCGGTGATACTTAGGTTCTCTGGTATTAATTGCCCGTTATGTAAAATAACGTCAATACCACTACCGACCAATGACGAATGGTCAATCTTTTTCACTGGTGGGGTGATTGGAAAGCAATTTTTATTAGGTGTTAACTCAGTCGGGTTATTAACCCCGTTAGTGTCTTTAGTTGTCCATAAATCATCTGAATCTTTAGGTAACATGATGGTTACAACACCATGATTGATTCTAACACGATGCCCCACAGCTAACGGCTCTACACCGTCCCAGTCGCGTACTTTAGGGATTGCTGCTTGAAGTTTAGCTATAATCGTTTTATCTTTTGATGCTCTAGCTGGGACACTAATAGCAGCCTCAATATCAAAATCATTAATATCGTATACTAACTGCTCGTCTGTTGGTTCTTTCACTGGCTTTTCTCCCGTTTTAATAAAATGTTCAACTTCATCAATGGTTAGCTTGATTGCGTCTTTGCCGTAGACATTGGAATTCCTACAGAGGTAGGTATTATTATTACAAGTAACCCCAAAGTAGGTGTAGTTTTGGAGGTATTTCCTTACTGCGTACTTATGACGTGCGCGACAGCTTTTAATGCCCTCCCCAGTATTCGCCCCATTATCACAAGCCAAATCTAATAAATCCTGTGCGCGTTGTGGTTCTACGCCTTTTGTTTTGCAGTACCATGGTTTCATGCGGCCTCCTCCCACTTTAAAAACAATTCTTTTAATTCTTGCGTTATTTTCTCCATGGCAGCGGACTCAGCGGACCAAGCAGACCAAGCAGCAGACCTAGCAGACCAAGCAGCAGACCAAGCAGCGGACTCAGCGGACGCTAGGTCTTCATTGCTTATCTCGCCGTTTAACCATTTTCGCTTGGCCTCTATAGCTAATCGAGGCCTTTTGTCGTCAGGGAATTCTTTTTCAAAATTTGACAAACACGACTCAGCCCAGTCACAACCAAGTAAATGTAATTCTTTCTTTTGCTGCTCGCTAAAAGCCGAGTAATCTTCTGATATGTACCACCAAATATCATCCCATCCGTTTGAGTCTAGTGCTTGGCTTAATGTCGCAGATTCACCGTTTACTTTAACGAACTTTTTAAATCCATATTCGCAAGCGTCTAATTCTTTTAATCTTTGTTTTGTAATTACTGTGTACATACTTGATAACTCTCCAATGTGAATAAAATGTACACCATGTTGGTGATTGAGCCGATGGTGCCTGTGACGGTTATTACTGATAACCAGTCTTCACGGGCTTTCATATTAACAAACGTGCACATAATGAATATGAGCAATGTGATAACCACTTTTGCGATTAATATGTTCATGCTTCTAAAACTCCTCATTATCAATTTCTGACTCTTGCTGAGCTGGGGTTACTGTTTCTGGTTTAAACTCTTGCGCAGGTTGGAACGGCTTTGCGTCTTGGGGTAGCTCATTAAATTGATTGTTTTGTTGATCAATTGCCTTTGCGCTGGCCTCAAAAGAATTCCAATACTGTTTCATTTTTGGAAGAATTGACTTTGGCATTGTTAGCCATTCTTTCTTTAAGTTATCTGTTCCACCAGTTGAAGCTAACTGCATTTTATTTCGCCAGCTTTCTAGCTCGCTATCAACATCACCAGAATTAACCCAGTCAATAATCCCTTTCCCCGTTTCAATACCTAAATAATTATTTCCTTCACCAAATATTGGTTTTAGATCTTGAGGTACTTTTAAATGCTGCTGGTTTAATCCTTCATTGAACATCATTACGCTCGCGGTCATTTCAAACATAAAATTCTTTTCTTGTATCTCACAAATCCCCATTGAAACAGGCTTTCTAGGATCAGAAAAGTCTGTTTTTTCCGCGGCTCGAATGCAGCAAATAATATGCATGTCAGATTGAAGCAATACAGACATAAACTTTTTATGCTCTGATTTTGCTAGTTTCCAGTCCGCCATCTTTTTGCCACGCAATAACGGCGCTTCTGCTATCTCCATGCACCCCTGTTCCCATTCATGACTAACAGAATCAATCACCAACAACTTTACACCTGCATCTTGGAACTCTTTAATCGCATCGCTATAACGGCTTGGTGAGAAAGGCGCGTACAAGTCACCAATTAAAAACGGCGCGTCAAGCTTGTCTGCATATAGCGAACCGCGTCTATTTTCAGTATCTAAAAAACCAATCTCGCTAGCGTTTTCAACCATACCTCTTGCAATCTGCAATGCAGTATATGTCTTTCCACTTCCCGATTGTCCTGCAATGCCGATTACAACTTTAGAGCCAGCTCTTACAGCTTTTCTTATATTTAATATTGACATCATTATTCCTGTTAATTAATAAATCGACAATTATAATATGTCATAACATTAATGTTTGCAAATAGTTTGAATAAGTTTTTTATATGTTCGATAATTAAACAAATTACATAGGAAATATAGACATGGCTGATACATTACCAGATATTCCGCTACCAGCTAACACATGGGTTGATTTGTACGCAGCGTCACTGATAACCCCTGGAACTAGAATTATAGCCAGCAACAAAGGCGCTTCCACTATAACACTTGCCACATTAGCTACAGAGCCAACTACTTTAGATGGTGCTCCTTTAGCTAAAGACAAAGACAGAATTAATGAATCAGGAGATTCTGGCGCCTGGGCTTACTCAAGTAATGTTAGAGGTTTAGTTAATGTAAGGATTGCACCGTAATGGCATGGTTTGAATACGACCCAGCATCATCAACCGCATCATTAAGTCCATCAAAAGTACTGATTGATGAGGGAAGTGTAGCCGATCAGAACCCAAGCGGACTTAATGCCCCTTTGGTTATAACTTGGGGCAATGTAGCTGATGTGGTAACTCCTGACGCTATATTAAGAACAGACGGCACACTAGAGTTGTTATCCAGCAAGGTTTATGGCGTTTTATTTGATTTGCAGTACGGTCGAAATGGTGGCGGTGGGCAGTCTAGATTGTGGTTTACATCAAGAATTAGTTTTGGTGGTGCTCCATTTGTCTATGTTCCATTTTCAATAGTTGAGTACATAGAAAACGCAAATGATATTAAATCATTAAACAGACTTGTTAACTTTGAGGTAGACTCTCTTGTTGCTCCGTTGCCGTGGATTGTTGAGATTCAATTAATAAGGGATTCTAGCGGCAATAACTCAGGTGGATTAGAGGCTCTATCGTCATCTTTAGCAGGTGTTCCAGATGCTGCATCAGCTAGAATAGCTATTAATACTTATGAGTGATGCAAAATGATTGAGCACTTAAACGAAAAAGTTACATGTATAACAAAATCATTTAATAATACAAAAGTATCTGATTTTCTAGCTGAAAGGCCTACGATTAAAGATGATATTTTCGGTGAAACGCCAGATGCAACATTAAGCGCTGACTTAATAGTGTACATGGAATCAGATCCCGATATCCCTTATACAGAAATGAGTCCAAACGACAAAGACAAAGATTTTATTTTAAACATCATTAAGTCAAAGTTATGGGCCGCGCTGTAATGGGCTGGAAGAGAATATTAGGAGGGATAGCGCCAACTCTGGCTACTGCATTGGGCGGACCAATGGCTGGCGCTGCTACTAAATTTATTGCATCTGAGTTTTTAGGTGATGAAAACGTTCCTGAAAGCGAAGTTGCCAAGTTTGTTGAAAACGCCAACCCTGATCAGCTTGCTAAGATAAAAGAAATTGACAATAATTTTGAAGTAAAAATGAAAGAGCTTGGTGTTGATATAGCAAAGCTTAATGTTGATGATAGAAAAAGCGCAAGGGAATTAGCAAAGGCTAATATGTGGCCTCAAATAATCTTGAGTTTTGTTTTTATTAAAGGTTATTTTGCGTTAATAGCTTTAATGTTTACTGGTTATATTGAACTAAATGAAACTATTAGAGATATGGCTATGATTTTGATTGGTGTGCTATCTGGCGGAGTTCCAATGATTTTGCGATTTTGGTTCGGTGGATCGCTTCAGGATGAGCAGAATCAGCATAGGTTATATAATGCAAACCCAAATGACTTATTTAAATGATTCAGTTGACACAAACAAGAAAGTAAATTAATTTGTAACTGAGTTATCAACTCCATTATTCCTTAATGTTTTTGGCCGTCATTTTAGACGGTCTTTTTTTGTCAAATAATCAGGAGCAGTATATGCCAGGTCCACGTGATCCAGGTCGCAAAGCGATGTTAATTAGTATTGATGAGCAAATTGAGTCTACAGAAAAATATCTAGCAGATTTAAAAGCTCAGAAAGAAGCTTTAGAAGCAGAGCAAGCAAGTGAAGAAGCTGATACCGAATAAAGTTAAATTTGGTGTAAGCTTGGCAGTAGCGACTAGTTTTGCTACTGCTTTTATTGTTGCTGACTTATTTTATAAAATACTGCCTGATGGTTCTTATCAACTTAAAACATCGAGAGAGATATATTTTTTCTACCTTTCATCTATTTGGCTTTTAATTAGCATATTTACCACGTTAATTTTTACAGACAAGTCTCACGGTTTTGTGAGAAATATCCCCTTATTTTTGCTGTCACTTATGGCTATAATAAATGCAGGCCTATTAACATGCATGATTAACATTCCTTTGTACGATGCAATAAAACACTTTTATTGGTACAATAAATATAACTGGAATGATTTTTATATGCTTGTAGAGGTTGCTTTGTTGCTTTTTACTTTTTTTATCGACATTTTTGCTAGTTTTATTGGGTCGATTAAGGCTACATGGAATGACTTTAAAATACGTACTTATACTAATCGTTCTATTTTCCGCATCTATTTTTATGCTTGCTTGCGTAATGTTGGGGTGTTTTAAGTATGAGCGAGAGTGTGGAAACGAAAGTAGCGAGGCTAGAAGAGAAACACCAAAGCCTGGATGAAAAAGTATCATCTGGTTTTGAGCTGCTAGCAAAAGGGCAAAGCGATTTACTTGCTGGCATGAAAGAAATGTCATTAAGCATAAAAGATTTTGCCGAAACGATGTCTGAAACATCAAACAAAACCGACACCCTGCAAACTGAACTAAATCAAGTCAACGATAGATGCACTGCAAATGATGCCAGAATGGATAAGCAATATGAATCTATCAGCAAAGAAATAAAAGACACAAAGTCAATTGCAGTTAAAGCGCTTGAAAACTCAAAAGCAGGCGTTGATCTTAAAAAAGGCATGAGCAAGTTATTTGCTTGGTGTGGCGTGGTATTTGCTGGACTTATTACTGTTTTTGCTACTGCTTACATAAACGAAAGATCTTACCAAGAAAGGCAAGACAAGATAAAATTACAGCAGCAAAAAGAGTATAACGATAAAATACTTGAACTTTTAAAAGAGGCTCAAAAATAATGGCCGTAACTATCACTCCAGAAGACGTTATTGAGTTTTACCCGCCAGCCGCTGACGTTCCAACTAATATTATTGAAGATTATATTTGCTTGGTCGATCAGGCTGATATGTGTCTAGATGGCGCAGGCGTTGAGGACTGTGTACAGAGATTACTAAAACTAAACGCAGTAGCTTATTTGCTTTGCGCAACTTCTCAAGCTGGCAATATAAAACAAATGAAAAGCCCAACTGGGGAAAGTGTTACTTTTGTTGATGGCAATAACGTAACTGGCTTAAACTCCAACCAATACGGGCGCATGTTGCGAATGCTAGATAAAAACGGTTGTATTATCGATATAATTGAAACGCCAGAAAACGAGCGTTTTATTGAAACTGCCGGATCTTGCTAATGTCACTCGCTAGAAATTATTTTTACAGACAGTCTAAATTTACCGCTTGGCGAGAGGTCAAGTCATCAAACGGGCGTGATTCTGAATATATTCAGCTAGGCTCTTTTGATTGCACATGGTCAAATGATGCTGGCACAAAAAAGACAGAAGATGGGCGTGAGTTTATCCCTTCGCTAGCAGTATTTGCCAAAACAGACGAGGTTAAGCGTGGCGATTTGATAGCGATAGGTGAGTTTGACGATATATTACCAATTGAAAGCGCTCGCGAGGTCATGAAAGTTGAAACAGATCGGCCGCTAATTGGCACGCAGGATTACAACTATTATGCCAATTAGAAAGAATACGCTTGTTAGTGGTACTGAGAAATTTGTACAAAAAACAATAACAAAAGCAAAGCGCGCTTTAACTTCATCCTTGATTGTTGCGCTAGACCAAGCTCAGCTTTACACGCCTTTGCACTTTGGGGTGCTTAAAAACTCTCAATTTAGAACCGCACCAAAAATAACTGGTGTTAAAATAATGGCTTCTGCTGGTTACGGCGCTGATTATGCGGCCGTTCTTCACGAAAGAACCGATTGGAAATCTAGGCGAGTAGGTGAAAGAGGCAAGAAAGGCGGTGGCGCAAACATGAGAGCTACTCCTAAGTTCCTTAAACGCGGATTTGATGAAACAAAGTCACTACGCCAACAGGTTATCGCTAAGGAAATGAAGATATGACACTTCTGGTTGATACAGTTAAAGAATATCTCGAAGCATCAAACATACTTGCCGATTATGAGTATTTATATTTATTTGATGAAAGCGACTATAAAAACAGCTTCATCTTTGTTATTAGGCAATTACCAACCGCTAGTGATGATATACATAGTTTAGATGCTGATTTCGAGGTTAGTTTTATTACTACTCATAACAAGCAGCCGAACAAAGTTACCCAAGTGTTAACAGACGCAACAAACTTACGCAAGTATATCTTTGAAAATTTTGAATATGATTGTATTATTAACACTAGTATATTAAGTGAACCGTCAGGCCCGTTTCATACCGAGTCAGGCAGATCGGTTTATCGCTTTAACTTTCGGGTAGAAACAAACCCCGAACTAATCTACGGGTAAAATTATGGCTTGTGGTCAAAAGGTCGGCAAAAAATGGCTGATGTATTTTTTAATAAGCTCCGACTGTCAAACTATTCCGACTATCGGCGCTATGAAACGATTGGGCGGTCTTACTACTAAGGGCTGGGAAGATAACGCTAACCCAACAACATCAACGACAGATGCATACGATTATCAGCAAAATTCAAGTACTGTTTTTAGTTTAAATATTACTGGTACATTAGATTTGTTTGATGATGTAGCACTTAATCAGAAAGAATTCTTTGATTTTGCAGCTAACTTCCGCACTCAAGGTTATGCAGATCGTAAACTTTGGATTGGCTTGACAGATAGTGAGTCAGAAGAGTTAATTGATTATATGCTAATTGATTCAATTTCTGATACCAGCCCAACAGACGGCAACCGAACAAAAGATATTTCGCTTAGTCACGGCGGCGAACTAAACCCGAAACATACTTACTTATAAGAGGTTGATAGAATGCCTTTAATTGAAGAAACCACATTGGTACAGGGTCAATCAACCGCTGTAACTGTAACAACACTGGATGCGTCAGATACTTTGGTTTTCAACACCAAGGGTCAGCGATTAACATTTACTAACCCTACCGGCGGCGCTATTACAGCTAACCTTTTAGGTTCTGGAGTTTCAGGCACCAAACCTTGCTTTGGCGGCGGTGAAGTTGATTTGTCATTAGGTTTTGATATGGCGATCCCCGCTGGCGATACTGCTGCTGTTGATTTAATTACTGTGCGTGATTATTTAGGCGCTGCAGGCAACACGGTTACTATCACCAACGGTTCAGGTCTTGAGGCTACATTAGTAGTTAGCTAATGGTCAATACTGCAATCGGTGAAGCGCAGATTAGATGTAATGATAGGGCCTATTTATTTAGGCCCTCTTTTTTTGCGCTGTCTAAAATATGTGAAATTCAAGATCCGCTAGAATTACTAAAACGCCTAAATATACTTTACCTGGTTAAAGATAAAGACGTTTTACATTCTGCTGATGCTATGGCGTGCTGTTTAATTATTTTTCAGTGCTGCTATGTAGGCGAATATGATCAAGATATCTTAATGGATGATATCGGATGCATTGTTGAGTCAAAAACCAAAAAAGGTAGATTTTTATTTAAGCAGTCAAATATCCCTCAACATGATCTTATTGTTATATCTAGATACTTGCTAGAAAAGGCGCTAATTGGGAAACCAAAAGTAGAGCCAAAATATAAAAACAGCAAAGATATAGTTGTTATAGATGCTAATGAATTTGTTGCTTGCGCTGTCGCTCATCTTGGAATTGACAATAAAGCAGCATGGGATATGACAATGACAGAATTCCAACGAGCGATGGAGAGTAAATTCCCAGATCAGCTAGAAGAAAAGGGTATGACAGAATCTGAATATGATAAGATGATTGAAAAAGCAGAGGCTAGAGGTTATCACTAATGACTGAAAAGGTTGGTGGCGTTTCTTATGATGTTGAAATGGACGTTTCTGAGGTTCTTAAGGCCGACAAGGTTATTGATAAATTTTCTGCAGATGTTGATAAAAATTTAACTAAAACAGATAAGTCACTTCAAAAGCTATCTACTCAGACAACAAAAACATCTAAAGCCGTATCTGGTAGTTTCTCAAAAATAGGTAGAAACGCTGGCCAAGCTGGTGTGCAAGTTCAGCAATTCATAGGCCAAGTTCAAGGCGGACAATCTGCCATGCTTGCGCTATCTCAACAAGCTGCAGATTTAGGTATTGTTTTAGGTCTTCCTTTAGCGGGTGCTATTGCTGGCATAACAGCATCAATCGCTGGCCCGTTATATAGCGCGCTAACAAATGGGTCTGATGCTGTAGAGTCTTTTAAAATTGACATTGATGAATTAACAAAGTCAATGGATGAGCTGTCAGATCTATCTAAGAACCAAATAGCAGCCGCTATTATTGATGTAAACGAAAACATGGATGAGCTATCTAAGCAAGCTCAATCAACTGGCGATAACATATTCAAGCTTAGCGAGACGTTAGATAAAGGATTTAAAGATACAGCAGGTCGTAGAGAGATAAAACTTACGACGGAAGAAACTGAAGAATTAGAAAAAGAACTCATTAGAGAACAGGCTACGCTTGATGAATTGAATAGTGAGCTAGAAAAAAACCGCAGTCTACTTATCGAATTAACAACTGGAACGCAAGGGTATAAAGACGGGACAAAAGAAACGTCTGATGCTATTGATAAGTTGTCACAGTCATTACAGGCGCAAGTTATAGCTCTTGAGCAAGGCGAAGAAGCGGCGTTTAGGTATGCGACAGCACAGCAGCTTGGATTGACTGCAGCGGAGCAATTGCCAGCAGCTATTGATGAACAAATAAATCAAATATTCTACCTTAAATCAATTCAAGAGCAGCAGCTTGAAGCTGAACGCAATCTAAGAAAAAGAAACGCAGAAGAGCTAAAGCAGCAGCAAAAACAGCAAATAGATTTAAACAAAGAGCTAGAAAAAGTTACTGATAGAAGCCTTGACAGAATGGCTAACGGTATAGCTAATGTTATTGTTGAGGGTGGGAGCTTAAATGACATGTTTAGCCAAATAGGTAGAACTATTTTGACTGAAACATTAACAGCTCTTATTAGATTTGGTATACAGCAGGGTATAAACGCTGCAATAGCAACATCAACAAGCAACGCTGTAACAGCAAACCAAGTTGCTAATAATGCAACAATAGCCGCCAGCGCCGCTCCTGCAGCAGCTTTACAGTCAACTGCAACGTTTGGCACTGCGGCAGTTGTTGGTGGAGCAGCATTACTTGCAACACTAGCCATTGCAAAAGGTGCTGGACGCAGAACGGGCGGCAATGTTTCAGCTGGTATGATGCATGAAGTTGGTGAGGTTGGTCCAGAGCTATTAAGCTATGGTAATAAAAATTACCTTATACCTGGAAGAAATGGGTCGATAACACCTACCGATCAAATGGGTGGTGGTAGCAATGTTGATATAACTATCATAAATAACACACCAGCTAACGTTAGCGCATCAACTGAAACCAAAAACGGCACTCAGTCTGTAACATTGACAATTGATGATATTGCTAGTGATATAAGAGGTAGGGGCAAGGTCTTTAACGCTATAACCCAAACAACAACAGCGCAAAACAGAGGCGGGAGATAATGGCTGAATTGAACTACCCTAGCGCGATCCCATTAATGCAGCGTGATAAGGCGCGCAATGAGTCGCAAACATTCATTAACGCTAATCCGGCTGCAGGCGCTCCATTTGTCCAACTTATAACCGAAGATGTTAGCGCGGAATGGCCGTTTACTGTTCGAATGACAAGAGGTCAAGCGGTTGTTTTCCAGTCCTGGCTAAGAACAGCTGATAGCAACGGAGATAAGCCTATTGATGGCGCTTTTTTTGATATGAGCGTGTTGGTTGAATTTGGGCTTGAAACGCAAGAAATTAGATTTCTACAGCAACCGCAAATAACATCAGTACAAGGTAATTTTTTAACTTACTCTGCTCAATGTATAACTAGGTCGCTTAATCTTGGTTTTGATTCTGATAATTACGAGACCATCAACGATTTAGCCGATTTAACATGCGATGGCGATTATTTGGCTGCTGCCGGAAAGCTTGATTATATCGTAACAATGGTATTGCCGTAATGACTATTGCAACTGTTGAACAAAGGCAATTTTTCGCAACAAAAAAGCGCTTGGTATGGTTTGAAACTATTGAACTGTATCATCCTGATTTAGGGATTCTTAGATACGTACTTAATCAGAAGTTTGACAAGCAATTTACACTTGAAGCAGACGCGCCAAGAAACCCGAGTGAAACGGTAACTTTTAATCCTGTAGCGGCAAACACCACAGATCCAGAATTGACTAGTGGTGTTCTTACAAGATCATTTCAATTTGAGCGCGTAGGAACCGAGATAAAAGAAAAACTAAAATCTATTGATGCAGATACAGGCGGATACATAAAACAGCTTGAGGTTGTTTACAGGCAGTATATAAATAACACCACCGCGCCAGCTAATAACGTTGAATATCTTTTTGGGGGCGTATCTATTGTTGGCGATAGAATCAACTTAACAGCGAGTGATGATCAGCCTTCTAGCGTTAATGTTGCTATAATTCAAAATATTCAAAATTTACCAGGACTAAAAGGAGTCGTTTAAATGCGATGGGATAATTACATAAATCTAGTGATCGGAAAGCCGTGGGTTAACAGAACAAGAGGGCCTAAAGAATTTGATTGCTATGGATTGTTGATTGACTCATTAGAAAAAGTTAAAAACTTAAACATACCAGTTGCAGATGGTTATTTTGAATGTGAATCAATAGAATCTGCTGGCAAAACAGAACTTGAAACAGAAAATTGGATCGAAACAACATCTAATTTTGCAGATGCATTTGCAGCGTATGATGAAAATAATGATATGTTTCACGTTGGCGCGGTTACTCCGCATGGCTGTTTACATGCGTTTGGTTTGCATGGTAGCGGTAGCGTTGCACTTCATAAGTTGTCGAAATTAACTAGACTGTTACAATTAAGCAATCCAAAGTTTAAAGAGCTTAAGTTCTACCGCTATGCCAATAGTTAACATTCGCCGTGATGCATTTAACCCAACAAAAGCAGAAACTTATCAAGCAAATTGTGTAAACCTTGCTGACTGGATGACAGAAAATGTCATTGCAAATCAAGACGCAAATACTATTCAAGTTGTTCTTAATGGTCACTTACTTTGTGACACTGGCAAGATGCATCAATACCAATGCAACAAGTCTATAGATAGAGTTCTTTGCGAGCATGACAGTGTTGATATATTGATTATGCCAATGGGTCTTGATCCATTAAGTCTTGTATTAATTGGTGTTGCAATTTCACTTGTGGCTGTTCAAGCTTTGGTTCCAAAGCCTGACATACCAAATTTGCAAGGACAACAAGCAACAAGCCCCAACAATCAGCTAAAGTCAGCGACCAATGGCTTTAGGATAAATCAAGCTATTGCAGATATATACGGACGCAGACGGGTAACACCTGACTTTGCAGCGCCTAGTTATTGGATATACGAAAATAACCAAAAAATAGTTAAAGAGTTATTTGTTGTTGGTGAGGGTTATTATGATTTCACAGAAGCAAGATTCGGTGAAAGTGAAATATCCGATTTGCCAGATTCAACCGCTACATTCTATGAGCCTGGTGATTTGTTACCGGCGGACCAAAGAAGGACAGTTGTTGGATCTAACTCAGTGGACGGGCAAGAGCTTATAGCGCCTAACGATCCATCTTTGGTACAAGCGGTAAATACTACAATTAACACAGATAGTCAGCTTGAATTTCCAAATACTGATATTGTTTTTGATGAGCTTGGTTTAGGCATCGGCGATGAGTTTAATTTAAACTTTGATGCCGGCGCCGGCAATCAGTTCAATGGAACTGTTGAAATAAGCAACATAACAGACACTGGATCTGTATTTGAAGTTGATGTTGTTGGAACACCATTTTCGGTTATCACCACTCAACCATCAACCGATAGTGACGCTGTTTTTAGTGTACTGCCTCCTGCTGGTGATGCCTTTGCAAACTGGACTGACTGGTTTGTTTTGGACGGTTCAAACCTTGATGATATATGGGTTAACTTGCAAGCGCCTCAAGGTCTTGCTGATGAAGACCAAAAAGAAATAAACATCGAGGTAACAATACAGGCTCGGGAGGTCGATGATGTTGGGCCATTCCAAGAGTTTGATGTAACTTTAACCGGCTCGACAACTCAGCCTCAATTTAGAACTTATGAGGTAGCGGCAAATATAACGGTACCACCTAACAAGTCAGAAATAAGATTAAGACGTAAAACAGATTTATTCCCAACCGGCTCGCTTCAAAGTGTCAAAATAGAAGAAGCATGGGCGGTTACTGATTATAGTGACGCTGAACTTGTTAATGATAATTTTAGTATGGCTTACTTAGAACGCCGAGCAACAACTTTATCTTTAGCGCCTCAATCACCTAAGTTTAATGTTATAGCTCAAAGAAAACTTAGGCTGTTTGATACCGGCAGCGGAACTATCGATCCTACTGAGACAGCGACAAGAAGTTTTGCAGATGCCGTTTTTCATATTCTTTATTTTAAAATGGGAATACCGCTAAACGCAATCGATACAGAATCGCTTTTTGATATTAGTGATGGTCTTGCTGAGGATTATCTAGGTTATTTTGATTATTCTTTTGATGACAAAAACATCGATGGAAATCAAAGAATAGTTACCGCTTGCGATGTGGCAAGAGTTTTGCCTTTTAAATCTGGTGGTAGAATCTGGACTTTCGTTAGAGACGAAGAAAAGCCGGTTAGAAGCGCGCTTCTTAATCGCAGAAACATGCCTCCGCAAGATACTAATCAAACATGGTCATTTAGAAAGCCTAGGGACTATGACAGTGTTGCATTAACCTATGTTAATTTTGATGAGAACCAAGAGGTGACAATTTATCGCAGTATCGATAATAACGGTGTTATATCTAACACTGCAGGCGTAAATACAAACGAGTTTACTTTATCTGGTTGCGTTGATGAAGACCAAGCAGAAAATAGAATCGACTTTGAAATACGCAAAATAAAATACCAGCGTATTGCTGCAGATGTTACAGCTATGAATGATGGTCTTTACATTGGTCTTGGTGATAGAGTTGGATGGGCTGATATTAACGATAGTCAAATTTTTGACGGTGAAATATTAGGCGAATCTGGAACAGAATACGACACTAGCGAAGCGTTTAGGCCGGAAGGTGGAGAGACTTATTATTGTTATCTTACTGACAATGAAGGCGTACCAACCGCAAGCCCGTTTGTTGTAACTGCAAGATTAGATACTGAATTTGGATTTAGTGGATTAGCTGGTCAATCATTCTTGCCGACTGGTAAAGAGCAAATAGGTTCAAGATATATAATAGCCAAGCAATCAGATTTAGATTTAAGTGATTTTACAGTAACAAGCAGAGGTGGAAGGGACGAGAACGGAAACGTTCAAATAGGTATGGTTAATTACGATCCGCGCGTTTACTCTCAAGATCCTTAATTGTATCAATTGCTTCATTAACTGCTTTAGCAAGTGAGTTACAATCAATATCATCAAGCTTATTAGCGGCAAGTTTTAACTTTGCCGCTAAGCTATCAATTTTGATGTTGTCAATTCCCGATTCGTCTTTGATCATGGTTTATATGTTGCTTAAGTTTACGTAATAAATAGGAACATTCCGCTATTTATCTGTAATAAATGGGAATGTTCCTGCAATGACAGTGTTATACGGTTTAGTCCGATATATCATGATCACCATTAATCCACCCGTCATCCCAATCAAAACCTCCACTTTCTACAAGTTCAGCAACATGTTTTACATCATCCCAATTAAGATTGTTTTGTGCCCAATCTTCGACTTCATAATCATCTGATTCAAACAAAGGTAAAGTGTCTTCATTTAGGGACTTCTCCACACTAACCCCGTCTTTAGCTGCATAATACTGCGCTCTATTCTCTGCGATAACTCTCACAGGAACTGCCCATGTTTGACCGTTGCTCATTTTTGTTAAATACTTTTTATCTAATATACTCATTGCTTTTGCTCCCAGTTATCACCGTATAACAACCCATTCTAGCAGACGGTTAAAGTTTGGCTAGCAAGCTCCGCTAAGCTTGCCGCCGCTAAATTAATGGTTATGTGGCTACAACTTCTCAACCGTAATTCTGTACTCAGGTGTGCCGTCCAGTTTTTGTATTTCAACAGGTTTTCCGAAATTTATTGCATGTTCGGCAACAGCGACTAGCGCTTCTATAGTTACATCTTTTTTATTTGCGCCCCACGTTCTACCATCTTTTAACACGCTCCCTGCAAATATAGTTCCAGTTAACGGGCTGGTAGCAATATGTAAATTATTACTCATCTTCTTTATTCCCTACTTATTTATTTCATAAAATCAATTAAATCTGCAGCGCTATTTTTTAAATCTTCTAGCGTTCCAGCGTTAACAATTGTTCGGTTAATTAAATGTTCGGCTATTCCAGATTCAGAGCTATGTGATCTAACTTTAGCTTTAGTAGGTCTTTCAATATTAACTACGATACCGCCGTGTTTTCTTATTAACTCAGCCTCATTATTAAATCGAACATCAGTAACGATAAGATCGCTAGTTTCTTCAATTTTCTTTTCTGCAGCCAATAACCACAAATCAGAGTTAATCGAGTTGCGGCCCCATTCAGTACCTAATGTTTGCATTGCTTTTCGAGGTGAAACACCAAAATAAGGATCAACTTCTTCTTTCAGATGACCGTTAACGTGATCGTCTGTCCAACCGAATATTTCACAACAAGCATTTTTTATTGGCAATGCAAAAGCATAAGTTTCAAATACAATGAAATCGCAAAGCATAAAAGCGAATGTATCTTTTCCGCTACGGGCTTCACCAGTTAAGCCAATTAACATATAAACCTACCTTTGATAGCTTGATAAACAGATTTACCGTTAAACAAACGGCGTAAAGAATAAGAACGAACTAACGATATGAATGTATAACAAACGCCAAGACCTATATTTTGCTCAATCGTTATAGACCAGCCAAACAAAGGAAAAAGCGTCATATTGGCAATAAAGTTTATCGTAAACCCAACTAAGATATTGGTTAACGCTTCTAGCCAAGAATCAACGCGCGATTGCTGCATTAGATTTTATCCCCTTTTCATTCAAAATCAAAACGCCACATAACAACGCAATCATCGCGGACGCAAAAGGTTTAGTTCGTTTCATTTTTTTACTCTCTTGTTTAAGTTTAAATTAATTAGTTAACGCGTTCTTGCGCCAGTTATTGCAAAGGTTACTTAAACCTTAATTTCAATTCACCTTCCGGCGTTATAGATATTTTAGCAGAGCTGTTAACAAAGCTCTTTTCCCATTAACTACCTAAACGCCTCAACCCATCGATTATAATCATCATAATACTCTTGCGCGGTAGCCTTTCCACCAGCATTCCAAAATGACTTGCAATATTCAGCACAGCTTTCTAGCGTCTTAGGGATCGGGTTTACGTCCATGTGCAGCCGCTTTCTGGCCATAAATGTTGCGTATTTAAAATCGTAAATCATTCGATTAGCATGTGGATGACAGCTAGAATTACCAAGTTCGTTATCCAAATACTCTTGCTGAGTGATGATTTTTAATCTGAACGCATCATTCCAAATGTTATCAGAGTTACGCCAAACATCGTCATGCGTTCTGGTTTCCATTTGATACGGGCCTTTAGCTGGCCCTCCACCATTCTGAACTACATAAGTGCAGCCCAATGATTCGTGAGCAGCAATCATCGTCATACAAGTTACAACATGGCTATTAAAATTCGCCATACCTGCAATAGTATCAATCAAAATTTCTGACTGAAACTGGTTAATATCCATCATTTCAAAAGTTCCTCATAACTTAAGATTTTATAAATTTCGTAAAAATCTACAGCGTAAGCTATCAATAAGATAGCCGCCGCTGGTAGTATTACGCTTCTAAATAAACGCTTAACAATCACTTAACCCACGCTGGCGTTGACAATTCTTTAATTCCGCCCCCATAAGCATAGTAACCGTTTTCTTCACAATGCTTATATGTCTTAAGCGCTGTAATGTATTCACCACGGCCAATATCGATTTGCTCTTCCGTTAATTGATACATTTGAGGGATGAACGGTGACCTTTTAGATTGAGCTAACAGTAACGGGTAATTCCCGAAATACTCAATAAAACCAGAATAAGCCATTGCTAATAATACGTCATGCTGCAATGCCATTTTAAGCCAATATCCCATACGATGCGCTTGCTTGCCGAATTCTTCTGGGTGAGCGCTGTTCGTTGTTTTATAGTCAATAACAACACCACTACTTAAAACATCAGGCTTTATTTTTACTGCATACCAACTACTATCTATTTCAATCTCACAGAAAATTGATACTTCAACATCAGCGCCGTTGATGTATTTATCATAGCCATTAGCAATAACCGCTGATTTCATTTTGAATAGGTTGTCAAAATCTTTGGCTGACAATCCCGTTTTGCCAGGGTTTTTATCTGCCTCGATAGATTGCAAATCACGCAAACAAATCATGTTCGGATCGCAATCACTGACAGCTGCATAAAGCGCATTACCTTTAAGTGTTGAATAGCCTTTATAACCAACCGATTTTAAATAGGCTTTAACCGCCGTATCAGTAGCAAGTAAATTTTCATTTCCTTCATAATCAACAGCGTCAGGAATACGGTAGTAATCAGCAGCAAATAAATCAGGCTCAAGTATTGAGGCATGGCCGGCTGTCCCAAATAAAAGCGCTTTGGTTTCTTCTTTCTCGCCATATTTCCATGCTGCGGGACAGTCATTTAAAATCTGAGTCAATGAAGAACCGCTAATATGATCGGTCTCTTCGTGATATTGCTCATTGGTTATTTCATCACGACTGTAAATTTTTACGTTTCTAATGTTTGTTATCATTTTTATCCTGCTCTATAAACACTGTTATTACTGTTAACCACCAACGGCCATTTTTAAACTGATAATGCGGCCTTCCTTGCACTGGGTTTCTGCGGTTGACTCTGCCTATTAATTGTTTTTTTGTTCACGTCAACAATGCTCCATCTTTATTCAATCCGGCCCAGTTCTTTTCTGGGATGTCTCGCTTTTGATCTAGCTTCTTACTTTTAATGTAAGCCTCGATATCAATTTTATTTGGTAAGTCAATTTCAGCATAGGCAGATACATTTAATACTTTTCTGTCCTCGCCTATAAATTCATCGACATATAGAAACTGCTTGAATTCTCCTTCATTGGTAAACGCGATACCAACAGAAAAACAGCTTGGTAATCCATCGATACTTGGTACTTTAAAGTCTTGAAGTTTCATGTTTATCATCCATTATTAACTAACTGAATTAATAATATGACAAGTTATTAATTATTTCAAACAGTTAATAATAAATTCTTTTGCAGCATCAGAGCCGTAACAAACCGCAGCTTGACCACCTTGAATTAGAACATCATTAAGAAAACTTATTTGCTCATCGGTTACTGGCGTAGATGCCTTTATGCTAGCTCGCTTCATTTCAACCGCAATTAAAATGCCATCGATATATATCAATATATCACTAACGCCTTTTCGCTTACCTTTGCGCCGTTGTTTTTCGTGGTAAGCGGCTGATTTTGACCTGACCTCATTGACTGTGTGCCAAATGGGATAAATGGGGTAATTGTGCTTAAACCAAGCAACAAATTCTATTTGCTCGGTATCTTCCTTGCGCGGGGATTTTGGCTGCTCCTTTGCAACCCAGTATTGATATCCGCGTTTATGGATTTTTGTTAGGATTACCATTTATCAACAAGTCTTAAGTCACTATGGTTGCAAGCTGAAACCATAGTTGCGCAGTATTCATTCCAATTAAGCCTAAGCTTATCTGTGCTGTATAAATCCATACGTTTACCGTTTGTTCTCTTGTGTACGCTCATGATGCTTTCAGCTTGAACGTCAAAATGGTCATATTTATTATTCCAGCAACCGCAAGCTGTATGTAAACCATTATCAAATCTCCACACTTTAGGCTTTAATCCGCAACATGGGCAGTTTGACCACTCTTTGCCATCTTCTGGATCTTTGAAAGAGTCAATACAATTGTAATCAGTATTAACTTTGTAACCGTGATTATACTTTTGTGTATACGATCCAAAATCGCTATTTATTATTTTCTCAATCACAACTCAATCACTCCCGTTTCTTTATTACCCATTAATCTTTTCGTTTTAAACTGTACGCCGTGAACGTTCCAGTAATCCTTATCGTTCTTTCTAGCTGTTATATGTGTTGGCGTATCAAACATTGCGCTTCCTCTTGCTATCTCAGCACCGTTACGCATCTTGGCAACATGACCGTGAAAACCTTTAGGACAAAACCTGTTTAAGAATTGCTGTTTCCATATACGCTTGGCGCCATCGCTACCAAAAGGCATGAAAAATAAATTAACTTTGGTTAGCTCTTGCCCTTTATCTTTATCTGGCTGCAAGTAGAAATTAACTATTAAGCCGTTATTTCTTGATGGCTTTATTTCCATTTTAATAACTTTAATAAAATCATTTGCAGTGTAATGTTTACCGCTTAGCTTCTCGTTGGGGTCTTTTAGTTGCTCCCCGCACCCTCGACAATCCCTAGCATTAGGACTGTTATTTGTTCCGCATTTCAAACACTGAATTGGTTCCACAAAGAAAAACTCGCATCGTTCATCTTTACTGTTTTGGTCATAGCCAATACAGCGTTTTGCGTACATACTATTTTCAGTCCCGCACTGAGGACATTTTATTAATTCTGACTTTCGTTTTGCTTTTTCTAGCTGCGCTTCTTCGAGCAATGGATCTTCAAACATTTCCCCCATCACATCCATCGTTCCAGAATAATCCAGAACCAGGTGATCGCTTTTCTCAAAGTCCCCGTTTGACAATCGCATCCCACGACCAAGCAACTGAGTAAATAATGTTAAACTACCAATTCGCCTTAATATTACACTATTGGCCCAAATAGGTACGTTAACGCCAGTTGTTAAGCATCCTATCTGCAGCATGTATTTTATCTCACCAGATTTAGCTTTTGCTAGCAGTTCGCCACGCTCTTTGTCTGGCGTTTTTCCAGTTATAATCGCCCAAGTTTCACCAATCTCACCTATTTTCTCACCCACTTGTAAACAATGCTTTTCACTGGCGCAAGTCACTAGCGTTGAAAGCCTGTCTTTTGTATGAGTAACAAAGTCATTGACTACTTGCGTTGTAAGACAGCTATCTTCGGCTTTGTGCGCCATTTCTTCGAGCTGTTTAGCGCTAAAATCTTTAGTCCCTTCACGCTCAATGTTATCAAACTCGTGAAAATCATATTCAACATCAGGCACGCCGAATATTGTCGGTACAATAAAGCCGTTGTTGACTAGGTATTCTCTATCTATATCAATAAGCGACCCTGACCAGAAAGGACCTTTGATTGACTCTATACCCCGATATGGAGAGCCGGTAAATCCAACAAGTGCTAAATTTGGGTTTAATGCTTTAAAGTGGTTAATTATCTTGCTGTACTGGCTGCTTCCGCTTTCAATTACTTCTCGCCAGTTAACCATATGACACTCATCGATAAGTATTATATCGGGTATGAATTCGCTAAATACGCCATCCAGATTATTAGAGCAAGTACCTTCTGTAGAGCAAGCCACATTAAAAACAATTTCTTTCATTCCAGATGAAAACATGGAGTTTCTACATTCCATCAGCCAAAGCATTTCAGCGCACTGGTCAACAAGCTCGGTTTGCCTAGCTAGTATCAATACTTTCTTGTTTTTGGCTGATGCATAAGCCGCAACAGCGCCAATGATTACCGTTTTACCTGCAGCTACATAAGCATTAACAAAAACAGGATCGAATTTATTTTCTTTCCAGCTTTCACGAATATGTTCAATACACCGATTGAATGCAGGCACCTGGTATTCTGGTCTTAATGTTATTTTGCCTATTTGCACATTAACCGCCTGTTAACTTGTTAAGGACTTTGTTTCTTTCCTCCAAATCAGAAATAACACGGCGTAGGTCATTAATCGTTTTAATGTTGCTCATTATTTCAGTATTAACAGCTCTAAAGATTTGGTCTTTAACTGCCTGCTTATCGCATGTTGTTCCGCAGCACATGTCCATAGCTCCAAGCGGGTCTACATGATCAGATGGTTCTTTGGTGTTATTCACTATCCCATACTCCTAGTTTATCAAAAATTGCCGCTGTTTCTTCTTCACTAAAATCTCGACCAGTTGCAGAAGCTAGCCAGCAAGCGCCTATTGCTTCGTTATTTTTCTTGAATTCTTCAATTATTGATTTATGCGTTTCGTTTAAGAAATCAACTAAATCAGACTGGAAAACCGGCATATCAACAGTAACTAAATCAAACGTCATCCTGCGCTTTCCATTCTTCTCGTAACCAAAAACACTAAGCATAATCGACCATTTATAGCGAAATTTCTCGATAGCGTTAGCCATTGTTTTAGTTACTTTTAGCTTTTTTCCTTTCAAGTCAATTAGGTTAATTGGCTGATCTGTGCCATCTGCTATATAACATACGGCCATTTTACTTAATATCGCCTCATTAACTCTTTGCGCGTGTTTAACTGGGTTAAATTTCTTTTTTCTTTTTTTCATTTCAAACAAAACTCGGCATACTGGCTTTTAATAATGGCTGGTAGTCTGTTTTTTCGCTTGATGCGCCTTTGATTTCCTTGCGCATTGCGTCGCCCATAACTTTGATCATCTCAGCTCGCATTAACTTGTCGTTTTCCATTTTGTTTAACATAACGCTGTGGATACCAGTTTCTTGCTCAGTCATAAACACCTTAACTTCAACTGGCTTTGCTTGGCCGAATCGCCACTGTCTGCGGACAGCCTGGTAAAACTGCTCAAAGCTATAAGTAGGTCCTACAAATGCCATTTTGCAGCTTGATTGATAGTTTAATCCAAAGCCTGCGATTGATGCCTTGCTAACCAGTTTAGTGTACTTGCCACTCGCGAATCCAAGTAATCGATCCTCTTTGTTTTCCGGCTTATCACTGCCTTTAACTTCAACCGCCTCAGTGATTGCCTTAGTTAATAGCTCGCTTTCCTCATTTGACTCGGCCCAGATCAAACAAGGCTCATTAAGTGAGTTTACCCATTCTGAACAAGCTATAACCCTATCATGCACACTTGATTTTTTAGCTTGTCGTGCGGCTGATAGCCCTTGAGCGATATCTGCGAACAACGCATCTTCATTGTGACTATTCAATACAACCTCGCTAATGGTTAGCGGTGGCAAATCGTAATCTGAACCGTCAAAGCCTAAATCTTTAGGACTTGAGATCACAACCGCCCAGGTCGCTAACCACTCCCAAAACTTTTTAACGCCATGGCCTTTTAATCGCCACTTTTGCGTCTCGCTGCCATCATGCGTAAAAAACATAGCCAACATTTCAACTTGTGACATTACGCCTAAAAATTCTGCTTGCGTGCCCAGTTCCATAAAATCATTTGGTGATGGTGTTGCTGTGCAACTCAAGCGGTACGGTATATTTTTAGCAAACTCAGTGAGCTTTTTACGGTATGCGCCTGTTTGTCCTTTTAGAATTGAGCTTTCATCTAACACAATCCCGGCGTAATCATCAGGGTTGAAGTTATCTAGCATTTCATAGTTGGTTATTACAACCTGCAGCGATCCATCGTATTCACGCATATATCTTGCACCGTTGTAAATACCAAACTTACTCGCCTCGCCCTCGGTTTGCTTGCCAACTGCCAGTGGTGCGAGTAGTAAAACAGGCTTTCCTGTTTCGCTTATCACTTGGCTGGCCCATTCTAGTTGCATAAACGACTTACCTAGTCCGGTATCAGCAAAAATTGCAGCTTTACCACGCTTACACGCCCAGTTTACGATTGCTTTTTGGTGCGGTTTTAATCCCTCGTTTAAGTCAACGGGATTAAATCCCGCCGACTCTTTAACAAAAGACTTTTTATTAATAAAGTCTTGATAATTCATTAAACTTTCACTCTCATTATGATGTTGTTGATGTTTTCGTCTGAGATAACAAAGCCTCTTTCGCACAGGCCAATTGCTACTTGATCAGGTTCTATACTATTAACAGCATCTAAGAGGTACGATGAGTTAGATCCGATTTCGAATCCCTCAATCTCAACCGGCTGCGAGCATTCAAAGCCGATGGTTGACTTGTCTTTTTGTGTTTTTGATTCGATGTAAGATTCCTTACCAAAGTGTAATAAAATTGACTTTGTTTCAGTGTTTGATGTGATCATCGCTGATTTAATTGCGTCGATAAAGTCGGCTTTATTAACATCAACTTGATGTTCTTTTTCAAAGATTGCGCGGCGATAATCAACGTACTTTGCATCAATCAACTTACATTTGAATTGCTCGTTATCACCGATTAAAGCAATGATATTGTTGTTATAATATGTCGCACCGTCGATTAACGGGGCTTTATTAACAAACTCAATTGGTAATATCAGATCACCATCACAATCAAAGTCATGATCGGCCCACGCCATACGATGGCCGTTTGTCGCTACTACATGAGCGTCGCTAATATGTACGCCGTTAAGCATAAATCTAACGTCATTTTTAGCCGCTGCAAAAGCGACCGATTGAACATCAGTAACCAGATTCATTGATGATGCGCCGAATAATTGCAAATCGTCATCGCTTGGGAATGACGGATAAACATCTGCAGGTTGGTAAGCTAGCTTAAACTTACTGCGCCCGCTTTTGATCTCAATTTGCAGATCGCCAACGGTTACTTGCACGTCTTTTTTACATGCGTTGAATGATTGCAGAAACTTAGTGGCGTCAACCTGAAACGCGCAATCAAGCTCAACTTGCGCCTCGATTGTTTTTGTTAACTCAATCACTGAATCGCCAGCGGTTAATGTGACTTGGTTGTTTTCTGCTTTAATCAAAACATTCTGGAAAGCGGCAATCGGGCTACGACTAGCCGCTGATTGACATACTTGCTTTATTGCGTCCGAATTGTCTTTGCTGATAGTAAACATTAAAATAATTCCTCTTGAATCTCTTGGTTTTCTGCTTTGTCTAAATTCTTTTTAGCTAACTCAAAGTAGCTTGATTTTAATTCGGTTCCGATAAACTTACGGCCCATTTGAACAGCAATATAACCCTCACTACCAATGCCTAAAAATGGACTAAAAACAACATCATCAGGCATTGACCATAACTGATTACAACGTTCGATAACGTCTAGCTGGAGCGGGCAAATATGGCGCTCGTCGTCATTCTCACGCGCTAATTTGAATTGAAGCGTGTTTGTTTGGTTGATATCAAACCAAACTGGGCTGGCGTAATGCTGCCACACATCAATGCTTGATCCAGTTGCTCGCTGCTGTACTTTTCGACCATCCTGACGTTCAAACTCGATAAACTTTTGATCGCTAATCGCGTCTGGTGATTCACGTTTTGTGTACTCGTTTAAATTGGTCTCACCAACGTAATATTTGAACTCACCATCGATTGGTTTTTCGTTGCCACCGGGCTTGCGGAAAATAACAACCGTATCAGGAATGCCTTGTCGTGACATTGAGCTGTCTTTTTTAATTGTCGCATGAAGCAATCCAAGCGCCTTTGTTCGCTGCATAGCTAATACTGGATCTTTCCAAATTGTAACTTCACTGTGATAAACCCAACCAGCTTCAATATGGGCACGAATAATCTCACCTCGAAAGTCAAACATACCGATAAAACCATCGCGGCCTTTTGTTGTCGGTAAATTCATACAATGCACAGCCGTTAATCGCCCTGGTTTTGTAATGCGCAACTTTTCTTTGATGAGGAATTTGTATTGCTCAAAGAATTCTGAGTGCGTTTTACAGTTGCCCATATCGCGGTCGCTGTTTGAATATGTATATAAACTAGAAAAAGGAGGCGAGTAAACGCTAAACCCAATACTGTTATCCGGCAGCTGACTGGCCACCTCAACACAATCGGCGTTATAAATATGATAGTTTTCACCTTTGCTTTCGTTGATTACTTGCATTGTTGCCACTCCAATAAACAGCCTTGATCGTTAACGGGAATATATCGACCTTTTTGACCATTGATAGTTAAAATCATTGTTTGCGGCTCAGTTAATGCCAGTTTTTCACCGATTAACGGGCCGTCTTTACATAAATACTTTTGCTTTTTCATTTTTCTTAATTTTCCAGTTGGTGTTAAACCATGGCTTAAATAATTATTAAACCGCTGCTTCATATTGTTTGGGTTGCCTTTGTAGACGTACATTTAAATAGACCCCTGTTTGTTTAATTAACAATACGGCAATATATTTAAAATGTCAAACCATTAAGCACAAATTATTTTATGGTGCTTTAGATCATCAATAAGGCATTCATTATCAACGCCATTAAGCGAAACCATCGCACCCTTAAATAGCGGCTGTGTTTTGCAGTCAATAGCGCATATTCTTAAATTCAGCTCATTAAAAACAACAATAGCCCTAGCTGTTTTTGATGATGTTATTTCCTTGGCCTCTTTAACTGTCAAACATAGCCATGTAGTTAAATCTCCACTACCATAAATAAGCCCAGCACCGTATGACATGCCGCCAGCTAAAAATAAGCCATCTTCGCGCATGGCGTTAACTTTAATAAAATTACCGTTTACCAATGGCTTATATCGCTTGTTATTTTTTATGTGATATCCGTTTTGCTTTTCTAATCCATCGAAGAATGATTTTGTTTTATCATAGTCTTGCTTGTGATCTACTGGTTCTCTAAATATGGGAATTGATTTTTTAAAGCTGTGATCTATATCTCGGGTTAAATCTTTCTCACCTCCTAATATTTCACAAGCTTCTTTGAAATCAACTCCCTGGTATTCCATAACAAAATCAATAACGCTACCATGAGCGCCGCAACCAAAGCAGTGATAAAACTGCTTATCTGGCGCTACAGTAAAAGATGGAGACTTTTCGTTATGGAACGGGCAACAAGCTTGGTAATTCCGACCGGCTTTTTTTAGTGGGACGTATCGATCAATATACTCAACTATGTTATTTCTAGCTTTGATGTCTTCTACGTTGTACATGATTTAACCTTGACACCTGTTCTATCAAAACAGCTGGCTATAACTTCATCTTTGCAGAATGGACTTAAGACAGTAAATTCAACACCATTAGCTAATATTATTTTATAAGCCGTCATAGATTTTATCCCAGAAGAACTTTTCAATAAATTCTAAGGTCTGTTGACAAATTAGAAATCTAACATCTATTCCATCAACCGTAATTTCAATTAAATCAAACTCACCTGGCTCTGCAGGTTCACAATCTTCCGGAGCTAAATGTGTAATAGCTGCTTTAGGTTCTGTGTAATTAGCTTCAACATCGCAAGTTATAAAACTTTCACCTAGCGTTAACTCTATTTCGAATGATGTTTTCATTTTTTGTTACCTTTCAATCATTCCTGATTTTGCTCATATATCGTAATAAATGGGAACATTCCTGCAATGACAGTGTTATATGTCTAATTCCTTAATATCCCCATTAAATCTCCAAAATCCTTGCAATTGATCAAACCAAATATCAAG